TCCGGCCTTTCGCCGGACGAAACCTTGGTCAGGATCGTCGAAGGACAGCGGGAGCCCTGATGCCACCCACCACCCAGCGCGTGATCATCGGATTTAAACCGCAGCCCGGTCCCCAAGTGGCCTTCCTCAGGGCTCCGTTCGACGTCGTCGTCTACGGCGGTGCCAGAGGAGGCGGCAAGTCCTACGCCACCTTGGGCGAGTTCTGGCTCCATGCCGAGAAGCATGGTCCTCATGCCAGAGGCCTGATGGTCCGCAAGACCCGCGAGGATCTCAAGGACACCATCGAGACGGCGCAGCAGATGTACGGCAGCGCCGCCACATGGAACGACCAGAAGAAGTTCTTCCGCTTCTCGGGCGGCGGAATGCTCAACATGGCCTACCTCGAAAGCGACAGCGACGCCCAGAACTATCAGGGCTGGAGCCTCACCCGCGTCTACGTCGAGGAACTGACCCAATACGCCGACAACCGCCCGATCTTCAAGCTGTTCGCGACCCTCCGCTCCGCCGTGCCGGGCATCAAGTGCCAGTTCCGCGCCACCTGCAACCCCGGCGGCCCCGGCCATCACTGGGTCAAAAGCTGGATCATCGACCTCGGCCCGATGCGGCCCCACACCGACCAAGACACGGGGTTGACCCGCGTCTTCATCCCGGCCAAGCTGAGCGACAATCCCGCCCTCACCCGGAACGATCCAAATTATATTAACCGTCTCCGTGCCAGTGGTTCTCCCGAACTCGTTCGCGCTTGGCTTGAAGGTGACTGGGACGTCATTGAGGGTGCGTTCTTTCCCGAGTTCGACAAGAAGCGCCACGTCGTCGAGCCATTTCCCATACCAGCCGACTGGACCCGGTTCAGATCCATGGACTGGGGCTCCGCCAAGCCGTTTTCGGTTGGCTGGTGGGCTTTCGTGCAGGATGACTATGTCACCACCCGCGAACGCCGGCTCCTCCCGCGCGGTGCCATGCTTCGTTATCGCGAATGGTACGGTGCCGCCAAGCCCAACGAGGGCCTCAAGCTGCCGGCCGAGATGGTGGCTGCCGGCATCGTGGCGCGCGATGGCCGTGAAGATATTTCCTATGGCGTCTTGGATCCCGCCGCCTTCGCGGTCGTCAGCGGACCATCCATAGGCGAGACCCTCGGACGTCACGGAGCGTTCTTCCGAAGGGCCGACAATGCACGCCTCGGCCGCGACAAGCGCATGGGCGGCTGGGACCAGCTGCGCGCCCGCCTGCGCGGCGACGCCGACGGCAATCCGATGATCTTCTTTTTCGATACTTGCCGTGATACGTTGCGCACGCTTCCGATGATGCAGCATTCGGAGACCAACCCGGAAGATCTCGATACCGACAGCGAGGACCATGCAGTGGATGAGGTGCGCTACGCCTGCATGAGCCGGCCTTTCCGCAACTCCTCGACGTTCGAGCCGCTTCACGAGGACAAAAACCCGTTCCGCGTCAGCAACGCCTTCAGGCTCGACGAACTGGATCTCTGATCATGCCCGACATGCGCTCCGCCCTCGCCCGCCTGTTCCTCGCAGGGCGCAGCCCGGAGGAGCAGCAGGCACGCCTTGCCCGGCAGCACCAGCAGAGCGGCCTCGGTGGAGCCCCTGCCCCTGCCCCTGCCCCGCAACTCCCGCCGGATCCCATGCAGACGGGCGGTATTCCGACCCCGACCCCGCGCCCGGCAGGCGGTGCCGGAATTATGCCGCCGCAGGAAGCCCCTATCCCGATGGGCCGCCCCGGCATCGCGGAGCAATTGCTTGGGGAAACAACGCCTCCGCCGCCCGGCCCGCCCGTGCCGATCCCCATGCCCCGCCCCGGCATCTCCGAGCAGCTGCTCGGCGAAACCACATCCCCGCCGCCGTTCCTGCCGGCTGCGGCTCCGAGGCCGACGCCGAGACCGACCTCGTTCGACGAGGTCCTCGCGCCGTTCCAGCCGAAGGCTCCAGCCACGGCTCCGATCCCGCAGCCCCGCCCGGCGGCCGCCAAGAAAAAGAAGCGCAGCCGCCAGTATAGGTTGACCTGATGGCCAGCTTCGACGACCGCCCGATCGTAGCGCCGACCCTCAGCGCCGAGGGGGGTAAACCGGACGTGCCGCCGGTCGTGCCGCAGGAGCCCCAGCCTGACGACGAGCAGGTCGACAAGGCCTATTGGGAGCGTTGTCTGGTCGATGCCGAGCGCGCCGAGAAGGACTTCCGCACGAGGGGCCGCGAGATCATCAAGATCTACCGCAACGACGGCTCCACGGTGCCGATGACCGGCAACCGCCGCAAGAACAGCGACATCGTGTTTAACATTCTGTTCAGCAACACCGAAGTGATGCTGCCGAACATCTACGCCATCCCCCCGCAGCCTGTCGTGCGATCCCGCTTCGTCAAGAAGTCGGCTCCCCCGCAGCCCATGATGCCGCCCCCTATGATGGCCGGCCCCCCGCCCATGGGCCCGCCTCCCGGCGGCGTTGGAGCGCCGCCACCCCCCATGGATGGTGGCGGGGGGATGCCTCTCCCCGCTGGCCCACCCTCACCTGAGGCCATGGGAGTGCCGGGCGGAGCGATGGGCCCACCAATGCCTCCGCCCGGTCAGGCAGTCCCTCCTGACAGCAACACCATCGACATCGGGCTTAACGTCACCGGGCTGCCCCAGCCTCAGCCGGAGCCGCCGCCACCGCCGCCGCCACCCCCGCCGCCGATGCTCGGTCCCGGCGGCCCCCTGCCGCCGCCGCCCGGCCTGCCGGAGCAGAAGGATATCGAGACTGCCGCCTCGGTGATGCAGAAGACCTTGGAGATCGTGCTCGATGACGACGTCAGCCACGAGGCCATCAAGGCCGCCGTCAAGGATCTGCTGCTGCCGGGACGCGGCACCTGCCGCGTGCGCTGGCACCCGCAGCTTAAATCCCAGCCTGTCACCGACCCCGTCATGGGTGGCAGCTTGAGCCTCCCCGGCCAGCCTCCTCCCTTGCCGGGTGAGGCTCCGCTGACCGAGGACATCAAGATCTGGGAAACGGTCAGCGATGAATACGTCTATTGGGAGGATATACTTTACGACCCCGTGCGACAGTTCAGCGACGGATTGTGGGTCGGTTTCCGGCATCTGTTCGATGAAAAGAGCCTCCTGTCGGAGTTCGAGGATAGCGATCAACTCCAGCAGTTGAAGGCCGCCGGCAAAATCGGCGAGGTCCTGAAATGGACCGAGGAAAGCGCCGCCAAGGACGTGGTCGGCGGCGGCGGGGCCATGAAGACCGCCGGCAAGCTCGGCGACGTCATCAAGAAGGCCATGGTGTGGGAGATCTGGGACAAGTCGGAGCGGAGAGTTATCTGGTTCATCAGGGAGGTCGAAGGCATTGTTCTACGTGTTGACCCCGACAGTCTGGGGCTCTCTAACTTTTTCCCGGTCCCCAAGCCCCTGCTCGCCGTCACTACGACGGACAGTATGCTTCCTCGGCCATACTACGACCTCTACCGCCATCTTGCGGCAGACCTTGATGAAACCTCACGACGCATCTCCGCCCTGACCGAGAAGATCAAGGTGCGCGGCGGCTACAACGCCGCCAACCGCGACATCGCGGCCCTCTTGACCGCCGAGGACGGCAAGATGCTGCCGGTTGCCGGCGTCGACCTGATCAACGGCGGCCTCGCCAATCACATCTGGCTGGTGCCGATCGTCGAGTGGATGAATGCCCTCAAGGAGCTTTACGTCGCCCGCGAACAGACCAAGGCGGCGATCTACGAGGTGATGGGCATCTCCGACATCATGCGCGGCTCCAGCAACCCGTACGAGACCGCCACCGCCCAGCGCATCAAGGGCACGATGGGCACCAACCGGCTGGAGGAGCAGAAGAACGTCTGCGCCAATTTCGCGCGCGAGCTTCTCAGGATGAAGGCCGAGATCATCTCCAAGAATTTCGACGCCCAGACCCTGACCCGCATGACCGGGGAAGAGGTCACGCCGGCCATCGAAGCCATCCTCAGGGACGATTTCCAGCGCACCTGCTCCATCGACATCGAGACCGACAGCACCGTCGCCATCGACGAGCAGGTCGAGCAGGAGGGCAACGCCAAGATCATCATGGCCATGCAGGGCATCATGACCGGCGCTGCCGGGCTGCTGCAGACCGGTGTGTTACCGCCACCTATGATCATCCAGTTCACCCTCGAACTGATCAAGATGATGCTGCACCCGATCCGTAATAGCCGTGGCGTCGTCGAAATGATAAACGACTTTCAGGAACAGCTTCAGGCGCAGTTGATGGCGCAGCCCATGATGGGCCTGCCTATGGGTCCGCCGGGAGCAAT